GAGGCTTATGGCAACGAAAAAAACAGTTTGAAAGGATGAAATCTTCAAAAGTAAGTTTATAAACTCATCTTTTGAGAGAAATCCAAATGACTTCAATCTGAAATGAAACAACAGAGGCCATCTCAAGTTTATTTTGAGACAGCCTCTTTTTTATGGCTTATTTTTAAGAATCTTCAAGCAGGCTATATAACAAAAAAAGAGCCTGAAAAACAGGCTCTTTTAAGATTGAATCAGCAGGAGCCGAAAGCGGGACTCGAACCCGCGACTTACTCATTACGAATGATTATCTAAGAATAATATAAAATCACTGTGTATCAGTTGTTTATGATTAAATTTAAGCTAAATAAGGATACTCATTAGAACATTTTTTTCTACTTGAATGCCTTCCCTATCCTGTCACCGGATACCCAGCCATCGCCGAACTGGCAGTTCTTGATGTCTACAATATAGACTCCTTTTATCTCCAGCCCTTTACCTTGTGCTTCTTCCAGATATGTACGTGCATAAGCATCAAAGTTTGCTCCAGAATAAGCATCAACTGCAAGGATAAGAAAGTTCACGTCGGTCAGTTCGCCTTTGTAGATTCCTATATCGGAATCCACAAGACTCTGAACGTATCTGTCAGCTTTATCCTTCTGTTCCTGGGATGGCCTGTTTCCTCCGCAGCTTGTAAGTGATAAGAATAGTGCAAATAGTAGCGTCTTATTCATGGCTATTCCTCCATTTTCCCATTTCTGAATGCCATAACCCACCAGTCTCCTCCTTTATCTACGGCACCTCTTGATGCAGTACTTTCCGAGTAAAGATTATAAGCGTTTCCGTTTAGGCTATTTTCTGTTGCACTCCACCAATAGTTGTGCTTCCCCAAAGGTGTGTTTATATATGATTGCCCTTGTGCGTAGGCTCTCATTTCATCTAATGACGGCAGATGCCATTCCATGTTATTCTCCGGGTCGTGATTCATTTCGATACAATGTGCGAAAGCAGGATAATTCTTATAAGAATCCTGCCCATTTGTTGTTTTTTCGAGGTCGTATATTGCTTGGGTTATTTCTTTCCCAGACAATCCAGACTCGCATAACGCTTTATGTCTATACATTGCATTAGACACTGCCCACTGAAGACGTTCTGGGCTTATTGGCTTTCTTGCTTGTGAAACACATATACTTCCAATTCTTACATCGTTAATAGATATAAGAATCGTATCAAACCTGTGTCCTACTTCTATATCTTGATTTTCTAAAGCTGTAAATGTAATTTTGTTTCCGTTTAATTTTAATTTTGAAATCCAATAGGAATCATCTTTAACTGTTAATATTGCTCCTTCTTTTTCAATATCCCTTGTCAGCTCTATTTCTTGGTCTGAATTATGGTAATTTAGACTTATATTATCTAATTGTGGTAATGGCTTGATTTGTTCCGTTGTTAAATTACCATCTTCTTTTGAGCACGAAGCAAGACAAATGGTTAAAGCAAATAAAGGTAAAAATGTTTTCTTCATAACATTATTGGATTAGTTTATGTAATTTAATCTCGTTATTTCATTGTGTTCATTCTAATACTCAATTTTACCAAAGCCATAGCTCTCACAGAAGATAACGGAAAATCTTTTGGCTGATGGTTTTGATTGTAACTTACCAGTTTTATCCAGTCTTCACCTTTTTCTGAATGCTGGACGTATTTTACAGTTAAGTATTCATCTCCATCCAGATCTATTGACACAAGGTACATTTCTCCAAAGAAAATATGACTCATTTCTAAAGGTACCTCCTTATATGCTACGATGTCACCAGATTTAAGTAATGGATACATGGAATCCCCTTTGACATAAACAGCTCCATCGCATTTGGGGATATTTGGAATATTAATTTGTCCAAGGATATTCTGGTCTTTATTATCAAACAGAGATTTCAGATTTGCAGCAGCTTCTACGTCATAAAGGGTTATTATTCCTTCTTCCTCTGTTTTTTCAACTCCCTTAGGATGGAAGATTTGAGTAACTTCAGGTGTGCGTAAAGGTGTTCCACGACCAGTTAAAATGTAATTAGCATCAACATCAGAGTATTTACAAAGGAATGGCATTAGTATTTTTGTGGAAACTTCATTTGTTTCACCATTTCTTAATTTTACCATCATATTTTTCGTGATACCCTCAACGTCTGTATAAACCCTATAGTCGGTGAGTTTGAGGGCTTCCATGGTTTCATAAAACCGTTCTTTTACAGAATTTCCCATAATTAGTTATAATTTCACTTGATAGTATCATTAAAGATACTATCTTTGTATCCGTAACAAGTACGAGATGTTACAGGAACAACTAGTTAAACATTCCTCCGAGGAGGTTTAATATATGCACCCATGATAGCTCGTACCTATTGTGGGTGTATTTAATATGGCTATAAATATAAAAAAGCAATATGAGAACATTTCACATTATATTGGGTGTGGCAGACTTAATAGCATTTGTCGGTTTTTTAATAAACCCAGAAGCATGGGGAGATATCTTTGCTGTACTTTTTGTATTTACCGTGATTATGCTTATTTCGTTTGGAATTGTCATATTGTCATACGATGAAGATGACTACGGGTATCCAGAAGACCATCCTTTCCTTCGGGATTTTAGAAAACGCCATGAAGATGATTCTGATTAAACTTTAGCTTCCATATCGTCAAGTATGCTCATAACCTCCTTTTTCTCTTTTATATCAGCAAGGTGTATAATTCTTTTGTATTCAAACACATCGTCTTTAGACAACTCAACAGGATAATCTTTGTGTATCATCTTGATTTTCAATATAATTTCATCCATTTTATCCTTGTCGATATTTGTTTTTGTTAAGCACTCCATGCTCTTAAATAGATAATACAATGCCGCTTCACTATGGGTCTTTTTCAGTTCGTTTACTCCCTGAAAAAAGAATGTAAGATACATGTTGTGATACAGTATATTATTTGAGCTTTCTTCGATGTCCTTTTGGGTAGATTTCTTGATTTCCCGTTTCAAGACAAAGGCATTGTAAATTTGGTTTGCCATATAAATGGTTACAACCAAAGTCAATACAGCAATAGACAAACTCGCCCCATCAGTATCATAAGGCTTTATATCCATTTTGCAAAGCCATAATGTTGTAACACTTATCACTATTGAGGCTATGCTTAATCCAAACGTCCAATTCTCTTTCTTCATATAATAATGTATTAAGGCTCTTAATTGTTAAACAATGTTGCATGGTATCTAAAAAGATAGTATTCCTTTTGTTGGTTTCTTTTTAGATACTATATTTGCATATCGAAACTTTGATACGAAACAAATATAGTAAAAAACAACTAACCCCACACGATTATGAGTACAAAAATCAAGAACCAATTAAAAGAAGTCATGCTGATGGCGTGGACTTTTGTAAAACGTAATGGATTTACAATGAGTGAAGCGATGAAATGCGCCTGGGCAAACATGAAGCTGAAAGCTGCAATGAAGCAAAGAATCGTAAAGTTCTACTTCAAAAAGGTAGATGGTTCTGTTCGTGAAGCCTACGGCACGCTGAAAGAAAATCTGATACCAGCCACATCAGGTGAAAGCAGAAAGAAGAATGACACAGTAGCAATATACTTTGATACCGAAAAACAATCTTGGCGATCATTTAAAAAAGCCAACTTATTGAACATAGCATAATGGATATAAAAAGAATAGTTCTCGAATCAAACAATGAAGAAGAGACAGATTATTTCGTCTCTTCTGATGGTAGAATATTCAAAGAAATTACACCATCAAAAAATGGAAATGGCTATGCCATGGTAACGATATATAAGAATGGAATTGGCTATACAAAGAGTGTCCACCGGATTGTGGCAAAAGCATTTCTTCAAAAGGTAAAAGGAAAAGAGTATATCAATCATATCAATGGCGATAAAATGGATAATAGATTAGAAAATCTTGAATGGTGTACACCACACGAAAATACAGAACATTATCACAAGACGCTGAGAAATGGCAAACCAATGTACAATCAAAAAGCATGTTTGCAGATTATAGATGGTGAAGTTATAGCAGAATATAAGAGCTTGAATGAAGCCTCACGAAGAACAGGTGTAAGTGTTTCAAACATCTATTGCTGCTGTATCGGAAAAACGACAACGGCTGGTGGCTATCAATGGAAATATAAAATTTGACAACCTTTTAAACATCGCATGACTATGACACGCCACGAAATCGAAGAAGAACTTGACGGGCTGAACAAAGACCTGAATTTCGCCTACAACGCAGATGAAGAAACTTTACGCAGGGCTTTCAATGCTGACAGCAAGCAAGAATACATCAAAGCACTTACTGAAGAGGTGGACAAATACGAAGCCCTTCTTGAAGAATACAACCTGCCTGAAGATGATGGCATGGACTACATTAACCTTCAGTTATCACAAGGCATGGCAGTGACGCACTGGTAACTCACCTACCCTGCTGACGGACTGAACGGCAACCGATAGCGAGAATCGGGCAGGGTTCTACTTGATTGGTTCTTTGACATGATGGAAATTTAGGCTTACCGTTAAGCCTGACGTGAAACGGACGACTGAGTAGCGATAACGGCTGTGTGAAAAGAGTATGAGTAAAGGGCTGCACTAAGCAAACGCAGCATACGAATCACACAGATAACAAAAAGACACTTATACGATTGCAGGTGGCCGTAGGCCGGCTACAAAGACAATCTTCACTGATTAGACACCAGCATGAACTATATATACCCGTGGCTTACCAGACCTTTGATAAGCAGTAAGGCAACCACCGGAACGCCCACGGGAACGATATTTAATACACACGGTTATGAAAATACAACTTTTTCTCTGTGCATTGTCCGTTCTGGTAATGCACTTCAATCAGGATTTGAATCCGGTCTATTGGATTGGATTTTCAGGGTTTGTAATAACTGGCTTCTGGGCCGCTTATAAAATGGATAAGGATGGAAGAGCTTCAAAAGGTAATAAAGAGCATCTGCGATGAATTTGCGGACATCAGTGCCATTCTGGCGGCACGCTCAAGGGAACTGGACAGACGGGAGCTGTTCGACAAGGAGATAGAAACCGAAATCAAGAACATTAAAAAGAATAGACATGAAAACAAATGAGGAATTACAGGGTATGACGCATGATGAACTCGTGGCATACACACAGAATCTGCAACGCGAATCAGAGGAATACAAAAAATCAATGCTGTATTATATGGAAGAAAAGAAAAAGATTGAATCGAAGTTTGACAACTTCAAGAACATGGTCAAATCGCTGGTTGTCTTAGTCGATTAGTTTTTATGGGTTATAGAAAATGGGTAGATGCCGGGCTATGAAAGTCCGGCATTTTTATTGGCAGATAGTTCAGGCGGTAGAACACCATGTAAGGGTTAGCATGGAAGTCACGGGTTCAAGTCCCGTTCTGCCAGCAAACAATCAAATACTTAAACTATGGTTAGAGAAATTACAGTAGACGAAAACTACCAGACAGTACGTCTTTTTGATGAAATGAAGAAAGGGGACATCTACAAGGTTCCCTATGACAAGAAACGGCATACCGGAATCAAACTGGAAGCATCACGCCGCAATCGTGACCTCCGCTTGATCGGGACACTTAAAAACAAAATGGACGTGAAATACCGGGTATCAGCAACAGAGTATCCGGGTTTTTCGGCAATTATCTGCTTAAAATAAAATGCTTATGATAAACGAAGATGTATTGAAAATCGTCTTAAACAACAAGTCTTTCGGGAAATACGAAGCAGCTTCGATAGTAGGCGGTCTCAAAAGGCTGAAAGAGTTGTGCGAATCCGGAAGAATAAGATACAAGACCAAAGAAGGCGTGCCACACAGCAGATGGGCTTGTAATGCCTGGGACGTGATAAAACATGCAAAATTGATGTATTAATATATTACTTTAAAACTATTGCGTTATGAGTTTGATTAAGAAATCCAATGAATTAGTAATTCCTTCCACCGTTAAGATGATGATTTACGGTCAGGCAGGTATGGGTAAGACAACAGTAGCATTGAGCGCACCGAAACCGCTGCTGCTCGACTTTGACAATGGTGTGAAACGTGTGAATATGGCACATCTGGACGGTATAGACATCGTACAGGTAAGTTCATGGCAGGATGTACAACAGGTATTGCAGGAAGACCTTTCGGCCTATCAGACAATAGTTGTGGACACCATCGGAAAGATGATGGATTTCATCATTTCTTACAAATGCGGTACACGACAGCCGCAAATCAAGGACTGGGGAGGTATCAACGCTGAGTTCTCATGGATGACACGAACCCTTTCATCACTTAACAAGAACGTAGTGTTTGTGGCCCACCGTGACACTCGGAAAGAAGGTGACGACACCGTGTTCATACCTGCTTTAAGAGAAAAATCGTACAACTCTATTGTTACGGAACTTGATTTGCTGGGGTATCTGGAAATGCGCAATGAGAACGGTGTGCAGAAGCGTACAATCACATTTGACCCCACATCAAGAAATGACGGGAAAAACACCTGCAATTTGCCGGGACTGATGCAGGTGCCTACAATTCTTGACAAGAATGGAAATCCCACTGCCAAGAACGACTTTATCACTGCAAAGGTAATTATGCCCTACCTGAGCATGTTGCAGGTAAAGAAAGAAGAAGCTGCAAGGTATGATAAGGTCATAGCTGAAATCAAAGAGAACATCGAACTTATTACTGATGCCAGTTCTGCAAATGAGTTTGCGTCAAGAATTAATGAGTTTGAGCATGTAGGCAGTTCCTTGAATATGGCCAGAAATCTGTTTTCAGCAAAAGTAAAAGCTCTCGGGCTGGTATTCGATAAAGAGACAAAGGCTTATGCAGACAAAGCAGCCTAAATTCAAGTTCTATGCTACACTTTTGGATGCCTTTACAAGCTATCTGAAAAGTGATGCCATCTGGGAAAGGTATTGGGGATTCAGTGAGAATCCCCCACATACCCCCGAAGAGTTCAGACAGCAGCAGTTTCAGAGCCTGATTGACACTATAAACCGTGTCCCGTTTGATAGTGAAGCAGCCGACAAGGGAACGGCTTTCAATGAGGTAGTCGACTGTATGGTTGAAAACAGGAAATCAGACAAGGTACAGGTGGAAAGACTATTGTCAGACATGCAGGATGGCAGACAGACATTGGTCGGGCTGAGAGCCACCTATAAATGCCGTCAGTTCGATTTCCCTATCTCAATCTGCCGTGAGTTTGCAGACTATTACAAAGGGGCCTTGACCCAGCAACGGGTTGAAGCAGTTTTGCCAACATGCTTCGGAGGAGTTCTTCTATATGGTTATATAGATGAACTGATGCCGATGTCAGTACATGACATCAAGACTACCGGAAGTTACTATGTAGGTAAGTTCAAAGACCACTGGCAGCACATGGTTTATCCATACTGTCTGATGCAGAACGGAAGTGATGTAAGGTCATTTGAGTATAATGTTACGGACTTCAAATCAACCTATACTGAAAGCTACACTTTCGTACCGGCACGGGATATACCTATCCTTATAAATCATTGTGAGGACTTTATCCGGTTCTTGAATGACAACAGAGATTTGATAACCGATAAGAAAATTTTTGCAGAAGACTAGATAAATGGATGAAATTGAATACAATGGAAGGATTTATGAGCTTAGAGGTGAACAAAATGGACTTCTGACCTATCTTACTAGAGATTGTGCCTACGCATTGATAACAAATGAACGGCGAAAAATTCTGATGGATATTAGAGTTAATTCGTCAAATCTTCTATCTATATATTATGCCTAATCAAATAACCGGACGGCTGGTCTATATTGGCCAGCCCCAAGAAATCCCATCCAAAAGCGGTGGCAACCCGTTTGTGAAACGTGAATTTATTCTTGATGCCACAACCTATGACCCCTATACAGGTGAACGAAGCCAGTACGAGAACGTCCTGCCACTTGAAGTAAGTGGTGACAAATGTGCCGAACTTGACCAGTTCAGAACCGGTGATGTAATAACGGTTTCCTTTTCCCTGCAAGGTCGGGAATGGACAAATCAGGACGGACAACTAAAACGCATGGTGTCCATCCGCTGCTATAAACTGGAAGGCCGTCAGCCAATGCACCAGCCAGCATCCGTGCCAGCACAGCAACCGGCACCGTCACAAACGCCACCCATGGTACAGGCGTTTCCACCTGATGTAGATGCGAATGGAAATCCCAAAGATGACTTACCGTTCTAGCCTATGAGCATATTCAATCTGAAGAATGAATACGATATACCCAAGTTCAAGGCTTATGTAAACAAGCTGTTCCAGGAGCGGGCGGTTGTGGAAGTGAGAAAGAAGCTGCCCAACCGCACGCTCGCCCAGAACAGATACTTCTATTTGCTTCTAAATTGGTTCGCAAGTGAAACAGGTTATAGTGTAGAGGAAGTTAAAATCGATATTTTCAAGAGGTTATGTAATAGGGATATATTCGAGAAAGAAAAGACGAACAAAAAAGGAAAGATTATAAAAACTTTGAGAAGCTCGTCTGAACTGAGTACGGGAGAAATGACTCTCGCTATTGAAAGATTTCGGAATTATTCTAGTGCTAAAGCAGGAATATATTTACCAAGTCCTAACGAGAATGAGTTTCTATTACATATTCAACAAGAGATAGAAAAAGATAAAGAATTTCTAAGCTATGGGGATGGGTGAGAATTGGAAAGATATATCCGGATATGAAGGTTTATATCAAGTATCAGATATGGGACGGGTTAAATCTATATGCAGTCATGTAAGGCTTCAAAATGGCGAGTTAATGAAAAAGAAACCACATATTTTGAAACCACAAAACAGATGTGGATATAGATGCGTAAATCTATTCAAAGATGGAAGTATTCATACAGTAAACATTCATCGTTTAGTGGCTGAATCTTTCTTGCCTAATCCTCATAATTATCCAGTTGTAAATCATAAAGATGAAAACAAAACAAACAACAATGTAGGAAATCTTGAATGGTGTAGCCATGCTTACAATCTTAATTACGGTACAGCTAAAAGACGTAGAGCTATATCGCAAGGAAAGGTGGTTCTTCAATTGGATAAAAATGGAGTTTTGATAAAACGCCATTTAACATTGATGGATGCTTATAGAGATACTGGTGTAGATTACCGAAATATTTCACTTTGCTGTTATCATAAAAGAAAAACTGCTGGTGGATATTGTTGGAAGTTTGAATAATAAATTAAATCGAACGTAACAAAGAGTTTATTTGACTATGGACAAATTTTTAGGACAAGACATCCCTGAACAGGAACGATGGCAGTTCCTTCAGGACAACGCCGATGCGGTAGAGAAAATCGGATATACTCATCGATTCACCCCCGAAGAACTGGCTCAGAAGAAAGAGACTTTAGCTGAGGTATCAATCACCATCAACGATGTTGAATTGGAGAAGAAAGAAGCTATGGAAAGCTTCAAAGAACGATTGAAACCTTTGAATGAAGAAAAGCAGGAACTTCTGGACCATATCAAAAGAGGTTCAGAGTTCGTGGAAAATGAAGAATGCGCCAAAATTCTTTATCACGAGGAAAAGATGGCCGGATTCTACAACAAGTTAGGTGAACTGGTTTACAGCCGTCCGATCATGCCACAAGAAATGCAGAAGACAGTATTTAGTATTAACCGTAAAACTGGAACAGAATCATGAGTGAAAACAAAATCAATTTGGTAGTACCGAAAGAGTACAATGGTACCCCCATCGAAGTAGTATTGAGAGAAGGTAAAGCATCCGTAGCCCTTGACCCGAAAGAACCGGAGAGAGTAGTTATCAATGGAACGATAGAAGCACCCTTCAGATGGCTGGAAAAGCGTGTCGAACTGATTAATCAGAAATCGGCCAATATCATTGTGAACCGTGATAAGATGTGTCTGGCTTTGACTATTGATGAAACCAATTATTACCAGACAGTAATTAGTGGAGTTTTACAGGCTTCAAAGGAAATGCAGGAGTTCGGTATCAATGCGGAAAGGAAATGGGAACCTATTAAGTTATCCCAGTTCTTCAAGATGCACCGTGCTTTCTTCAAAGACAAATCACAGAACATGATGCTGGTTTCTACTTTGAAGAATTTCAAGGCGAAAGTAAACCAGGATATAGAACGTAGTAAAGAGGAAAACGGAAACAAGACGGATAACTATTCTCAAGTGGTTGATTCCAATCTGCCAAAATCGTTCAAACTGAATATCCCTCTTTTCAAAGGTTTTGCCTGTGAAGAAATCGAAGTTGAAATCTACGCCGATGTGGACGGACGGGAAGTTTCCCTTTCTTTGGTTTCTGCCGGTGCGAATGAGGCCATTGAAGAATACAAGAATAAGGTGATTGACAAACAGGTTGAAGCAATCAAAGGTGTTGCACCTGACATCGTAATCATTGAGGTGTAACAATGAGAAAGCAAATTTATTTAATTCTGTTTCTGGTAGTCGGAGTATCTATCGGAAACAGAATATTCAATCACCTCAACGCTTGGCTGGGCGTGGTAATAATATCAGCCACAGTGATTTATTTCGTTTATAAACTAATTAAAAATTTGAAGAATGAAAAGATTGATTAATCTAATGTTGGTCTGTATGACCTTAGTGGTATTTGCTTCATGCGAAAGAGTAGCCCCTAATTATGCCGGTGTTCTAATGGAGAACTATGGGAAGCAAGGAAAAGAGGATTTTAAGGTAGTGTCCGGTAAAGTTTCCACTTGGGAATGGGGCACTGAATTGTTTCAAGTTCCATTGTTTGACCAAAGAGGGGAATTTGCTGAACCTGTCACATTGAAGGCTGCTGATAACACTGAATTTAACGCACGTCCTACTTATTCTTATAAAGTTATCAAGAATAGAGCTATAGATGTTGTATTCGATAACAAACATATAGATAAAGCTGATACAGAATCTGGAAAAGACGGGTTTATGCAAAGCCTTGAAGATAATATACTTGAACCTCGTATTTATGATTTAATCAAAGAAGAAAGCCGTAAGCACAAGACAGACAGTTTAATGGCTGACGGTGGTTCTCTTCTTTTTGAAAAGCGGTTGGAGCAGATTGTGGATAAAGAATTTGAGAAAAGAGGGCTTCAATTGCTGACTTTTTCTGCACAGCTTGAATTTTCAAAGGCTGTGCGTGAGAAGATTGATAGTCGTAATGAGGTGAATACCAATATATCTGTATTAGACCAGCAGATTGCAGAGCAGAAGAAACGCAACGAATTGGAGCAATTAAAAACAGAACAGGCTATCATTCAATCACGTGGGTTGACTAAAGAAATACTCTATAAGCAATTCATAGATAAATGGGATGGCCGTACACCACTTTATGGAATTGCCCCTGAGTTTTTAAAAATAACGAAATAGCATGAATAAACGCCCGGAAAGCCGGGCATTGGTATCGTGGCGGAATTGGTAGACGCTATGCTCAATGATTGGACGGTCAATCCATAGATGCAAAGAACTGACAACTCATGCAGGTTCGAATCCTGCCGGTACCACAAACTAAAATTATGAATAATATGAGAAAAGGAATTAATAATAAAGGAAAATATCCGTCTCCTTTAAGAATAAATGTAAAGGGAGACGGATGGGTTTTAAATTGTAGATTATCTACACAAAAATTTCTTACTAAAAAGTGAAATAAAACCACAATTAGGGCATACTGCCATCACTACTGGATATGAACCTAAAGATTCGAGCCCTACTGTATGTCTTGAATCAATGTCTAAAGAGACAAGGTGCATTTCTTCTGGACATACATCCTTATTACCTTCATATCCACAATTAGGACATCTGCCAACTTTCAAATTCTGTTGCAATTTTAATAATTGCTCGTTTGTAAATCTACCCATAATTGAAAAAATTAAAATTAGACAAAGACAAAGATAATAAATAACTGGGGCATATCCAATCTTTTATGATTAAGTTAAAATTAGACACATTACACTTCTTTTTGGGAAGGATATGCCCCTTCTTAAATTTATAATTTAATAATGCCATATTACATAAAAAGAAAAACAAAGAAGAAAGAAAAGCCTTTACCGTTATTTGACAAGGCAGGTATCAAGATTAAGAAGAAGCCGGATTTAGTGGCCAAACTCGACAAAGTTTTCAGCCGCTATATCCGGCTTCGTGATTGTATGCCGAACGGGTATTTCCGCTGTATATCATGCGGCCAGATAAAGCCATACGAACAGGCCGATTGCGGACACTTCCATTCGCGCCGCCACATGGCCACACGCTTTGACGAGGACAACGCCCACGCAGAATGCCGGGCGTGCAACCGATTCAGTGCCGACCATCTGATACAATATGAAAAGAACCTGAAAGCTAAAATCGGCCAGCTACGATTCGACAAGCTGGCATGGAGAGCAAGCCAGGCGAAGAAATGGACTGATTTTGAATTAATCGAACTCACCAAGTATTACAAGGCTTTGGGAGACAAACTGAGTAAGGAGAAAGGATTATGAGTTATGTTTTACGGGATTACCAGCAGAAGGCCAGTAATGCAGCAGTCAGCTTCTTTGCTAACAGGGCCAAGAAGAACAATGCCATCATGGTGCTGCCTACCGGAGCCGGCAAGAGTCTTGTGATTGCCGACATCGCCAGCCGTCTTGAAGGGCACACGCTGGTATTTCAGCCAAGTAAAGAAATACTCGAACAGAACTATCTGAAGCTCTGTTCGTATGGTGTTCTGGACTGTTCCATCTACTCTGCCTCATTCGGGCGAAAGGAGATTTCAAGAATAACTTTCGCCACTATCGGAAGCGTAGTCAACCATCCGGAACTCTTCCAGCATTTTCAGAATATCATCATCGACGAGTGCCATCTGGTTAACCCGAAAGACGGAATGTACAAGAGATTTCTTTCGATGCTGAAATGTAAAGTTCTTGGATTGACGGCTACGCCCTACCGTCTTTCATCAAGCAGGGATTTCGGCAGCATGTTGAAGTTCATCACACGCACACGCCCGTGCGTGTTCTCTGAGGTAATCTATCAGGTTCAAATCTCTACTCTATTGGATATGGGGTATCTTTCGAAGCTGAACTATTATCCGATGAATCCTTTGGGATGGAACGAACTTAACCTGAAGGTGAACACTACCGGAGCCGACTACACGGACAAGTCTGTAGTAAAAGAGTATGAGCGTATCGACTTCTACGGGTTTCTGGTAAGTATCGTCCAAAGGCTTATGAATCCCAAGAGCGGTGTAAAACGAAAAGGTATATTGGTTTTCACTCGTTTTCTGAAGGAAGCAGAACGCCTTACCTGGTCCATTCCCGGAACTGCCATCGTTTCAGGAGAAACACCGAAGAAAGAACGTGAACATATCCTTGAAGCGTTCAAGGCTGGAGAGATACCGGTCGTTGCCAATGTAGGTGTACTTACTACCGGATTTGACTATCCTGAACTGGATACGATTGTCATGGCCCGTCCGACGATGTCTTTAGCTCTATGGTACCAAATAGTCGGTCGTGCTATCCGTCCGCATCCTAACAAGGAGGCTGGCTGGATCGTTGACCTTTGCGGGAATTTGAAACGATTTGGCGAAGTCAAGGATTTACGCCTGGTGGATAGCGGAAACGGCAAATGGGCCGTGTACTCCAATAGCAGACAGTTGACTAACGTAAGATTCTGAAACTATGGAAGAAGGATTTTTGAGGCTAAGCCGCAGGTTTTTCTCGAATGAAATGTGGAAAGTAGCCCGTGAGTTTTCGGAATGCGAAGCGTGGCTTGACTTGATTCAGTCAGCACGATTTGATGCAACCGGCGAGGCGTACAGCGAACTCATCGGAGGTCGGGAAATCTCTTATTCAAGAGGTCAATATCCAGCATCCATATCGTTTCTGATGAAGCGTTGGAAATGGTCTGAGAAGAAGGTCAGATATTTCCTGTCCAAACTGAAGAAGAAGGGGATGATTACAACCTGTAACCAACAGGGCATGACTGTCATAACCTTATGCAATTACGATGACTACAATCCTATCAAGGACAATCCAAAGGACAAAGATAAGGGCATAGACAACAATAAAGAAATCAGCGATTTAAAGGTGTCTATGGGCGAACTAAGGGCAGAGCTAAGGGCAATGTCGCAAAAAATGGCCGAAAAAATTGAAGATTTGGGGCAAGGTAAGGGCAATAAGAAAAAGAAAGATAAAGAAACTGTTAATGATAATATTCCCCCCACACCCCCCAAGGGGGAGGGTATTAACTATAAAGCCCGTTCCCTTTTTGAAACCTATTACAGACAGTTGTTCGGAAGTGATTATTACTGGACGGCCAAGGATGCAGGAGCAATGTCCCAGCTGCTTCAAAAACTGAAGTTCCAACGGGAACAGAAGCAGATGGATGTCGCCGATGAATCAATCCTGTATGCACTTCAATATTTGCTTTTATCCATAAAAGAAGGTTGGATATTCGAGAATTTTAGCGTGACAAACATCAACTCAAAATTTAATGAGATAGTTTCTCAGGCCAAGAAAAAAGCTCTTTCAAAAACAGATGTAGGCATAGTTCTGAAGGATAATTCACCGGAAAAATACAAGAAAGGCTGGTAAACATGGAACAGATAAATTTTCAACAGACAATCGAACGGCTCAAAGATACGGGCTTCTCCCCTATTCCTAACATCGTACAGGTAACCGTTCCGGATGCCAAAAGAGTTCTCTGGGCCGGTATCAGGTACTTCACTGGAGAAAATGCCAGATGGCTTCCTGAGTACGAAGAAGTGGCAGGCTGGCTGGCCGGCAATGAAGGTCGCGGACTTCTGTGTTTCGGCAACTGCGGACGCGGAAAGACCCTTATTTGCGGAAAGATTCTCCCTTTGGTTCTTAACCATTACTGCCGCAAGGTGGTAAGCTGCTACGATGCACAGCAGATGAATGCAGATTTAGACGCTGTGAAGCAAAAACACATCATCTACGTTGACGATATAGGAACAGAGAATCTTAGCGTCAAATACGGCGAAAAAAGGCTTGCATTCGCTGAGCTGGCAGACGAAGCCGAGAAGAAAGGAAAGCTTCTTATCCTGACCACCAATCTCACGATAGACGAGCTGAGAGAGAAATATGGGGAAAGAACCATTGACCGGCTGAGGGCGATAACGAAAACCGTCCTCTTCAGCGGTGAAAGTCTGAGAAAATGATATGAAAATCACAATCAACTGGGTAACTCGTGACTGGAACCTGATCAGGAGGTTACGTGAGAAATACCGTCTCCCACAATACATGAACGTGAACGGACTCACAGAAGCAGAGGTTGACGAGGAGACATTAAGCAATCTCCGCAAGGGTGAGCCAAAGTATTTAATCATCAGAAAAGTAGAGAAATGACAAGACAAGAATCAGAAAGAAAGCTCAATGAGCTGAGAAAGAAGTATATAGCTTTGATTTCATCCATGAACTTTGCCAAAGCACAGAAAATCAAGAACAAGATTGACTCCCTTGAAAGAGAGCTGGAACCGCATTCTTTGGGAGAACTTCTTCAGGACTATACCCCGGAGTTCAAGGTAGAAATGCTTCGCAAGATGCACAAGCTGTTCATCTATTCAGACTTACTTGAGGGTGCGGCACTGGAGTTCCAGTCTGAACTTGAATCAAACGGAATAGATGCTCAGGTAGTTTTTCAGGTAAAGCGCGTTCTGAAAGAGCTGAGAAGCATAGTACGAATACCGGATGAAGAGAAAAACGCTTCATTGTCTGACAACTTTGCCGGGATGTGTGATGAAGCCGGACTTGTAGTGAGTAACATAATCAACAAATATCTTGCAAAATGATAACGGAAAATGACCCAATGCTTCCACGTAAAGTGGATTTGGAGAAGAACCCTTCTGGAACCGAACTGAAAATCGCCCAGCATCGGGAACTGGAGAAACATGGAAAGTATGTAGCTATCCCAGGCGACAAAACACGTACTAGGGTCTTCGTACGTGATGGTGAGGATGCTGAGAAGAAGATAGCTGCTTACTTGGAGAGAATCAACAACCGACCTCAAAGATGGAACTGATATGGGTGAACTGAAAGTGTATTATGGGTGGGCAAAGATTGGTAAGATTCGCAAGAAGCGTGCAATATCTGTCATGTTCGAGAATGAATGGCATGGTTGCAGGAGCGAACGCGGACAAAGGATTTTGAGAGCAGCCCAGGAAACAGTAATTGAGCGATACCAGGATGCGGAAGAAGAGAAAGCTGCAAAGGATTGCAGCCGGATATTTACAGAGTATAGCCTGTTCCTTGACGAAAAGCCAATAAACGGAAGCCTTAACAAGATACTCCAAATGAACAGTGATGCCGATAAGAAACATGTATCTAAAGAAATGCGTGATAAGATTGCTGAAGCCTTACGGAAGGCTTTTATGCAGACAAATCGCAAATACAGAGAACCAGGTTGGCAACAACTTGAATTGAAATTTGAATGATATGGGAAAGCAGGAAAGTATGGATGACTGGTTTCAGATGGCTAAGGATTATGCCAAAGCTGAAAAGGAGCTGAAAATCGAGAATTGGGTGCAAATCAGCATCTGCTACGGTTACGGTCATCAATCTGTCATCCTATACACATACGACCTTCCTCGTGAAGTGTACGAAAGAAGGATGTGGGTAATCAGATGGAGGGTGGCCAGACTGCAATGCCAGCATCCGAGGAATGATGTGTACACTTCTTTTTACTACTACGACAAGCGTTCAGGAGAGTCGCTTGAAGTGAGTTCCTGCCTATCTAAGCTGATTTCGGCCAAAGCCCAGATAACGAAAGCAGAACGCAGGATGAATGAATACATAGAACACAACCATCAAAACAATCTGTTTTTTGATGAGAACACGGACGAGGAACTGGTTAAGTTTAGGGAGAAACTGGAGCGGAAGAAAACCGAGTGTGCTGAGTGTGAAAAGAGACTTGAGCAACTTGTAGAAAAAAGGAGAAATAATCAATGAAAACTAAATTATATTACATGTTCCTGGCAGTCATGTGGTGGCTGCTGGGATAGGTGGAAAGGAGAAGGATATGAAACCAATATTGGATGCTTGCTGTGGTGGCAAGATGTTTTATTTCGACAAATCTGATGATAGGGTATTATTCCAAGATATTCGAAAAATAAAGACAACTCTTTGTGACGGTAGGATTTTTGAAGTAAACCCTGATGTTCAATGTGATTTTACTAACATGCCATACGAAGATTGTACATTTTCTATGGTTGTATTTGACCCACCTCATTTAGTCTATAGCAGGGGAAAGAAATCTAAAATGGTTGATATGTATGGTTCCCTTAGCGAAAAAGCTATGCCGACTGGTTACCAGCAAATAAAATATGGAGCGTTATATTCCGATTGGAGAGATATGCTTTCAAAAGGCTTCAAGGAATGCTTTAGGGTCCTTAAATCAGGTGGATTTCTGATTTTCAAATGGAATGAAACGGACGTAAAGGTTTCTGAGGTTTTGAAATTGACATCTGAAAAGCCAATATTTGGTCACATATCAGGAAAACGCTCAAATACACATTGGATATGTTTTATGAAGAATTAATTATGGGAAAACTGAAGGTCTATTATGGATGGACAAAAAATATGTCCTATCATTTTGTGTAAATGATAATTATTAGTTAAAACTATAATGAGTTCATTAATTCATCATTATATGAGTTGTAATTGTAGTATGATTTTATTAAAGTGTTAACTATAGGCTTGCATATAAAATCAAATCCAAAGGCTCTTAAGAAAATAAAAAAAGTATAGTTATATATTTTGATATATTTGAGAGTATATTTGATTTCTTTTAAAATTCGTTCATTTCTAGTATCTTGTCCCCATTGTGAATATAAGTCACAAAGAATCCTTCTTGTGAGTTCAAAGTATTCTGGGAAATGTCTTAATTCAAAACATGTGGCAATCTGTCTATCAAGCATAATTTTTCCAGTTTCTTTATCCGGTTCTACTAAATCTTTAATTAATAGATGATACGTATTAAATCTCAAATCTCTTTGCTTAAGATTTTTTTCTGAAATAAATTTATACATTGGGACTATGATACCCAATAAAGTGATTATAAGACCTGCTATTTTAAGCAGAAATTCATTTGTAAACGATTCCATATTATTTAATAGTATTTTTTGTAAAAAAAGAAATAATATTTTAAATATGCAAGCAATATCCATCAAACAGCCGTGGGCAAGCCTAATCGCTCACGGTATCAAAGACATTGAAAACCGGACTTGGAAGTGTCCTCAGAAGTACATCGGCCAAAGGGTACTGATTCATGCTGCATCGAGTAAACCAGAATTTAGATACAGCTTTTTGCAATATGATATAATCAGACGGAAATCACAATCTTTGATTTTTAACTGTACGTATGACGGATTCCCCAAAGGTGCTATCATCGGCAGCGTGGTTATAACCGATTGTGTACAGAACCATCCTTCAGTCTGGGCTGAGAAAGGTTGTTGGAACTGGGTGCTGAAGGATGCGGTTCTGTTTGACAAGCCTGTTCTGAATGTGAAAGGGAAACTTAGTTTTTGGGAGTTCTCTTGTCTTTAACAAAAAAACCGATGATTGCTTTTATTATTAGCAATGTCATAAATCCTAATATAACAAAGCCAGTTCCTCGTGCGATATTGAATATGCAAAAAAGGTGAGATTTATCTATAAGTGTTGATGCAACTTCTAATAATGTTGAACAGTTCGCTAATGAGAAAATACAAAAGAACCATTTATAATTATCTTCCATCATAAAAGAACAAATATCTCTACAACCTTTAAAGATGAAGAATATACCTAATATACTAATGATAATGGAATAAAAGGTTGTAGTGTATGCGATAGAAAGTGAACATGGTATTATGATTTGTTGATACCATAAATATGTTTTAAACTCTTCTATTCCGACAAAGCATAACATGTATATTGTTAAAGCGTTTGCAATTATTGTTATGATGATTGATTTTTCATTTTCTTTTAAAGAAGATAGAAATTGTGCTATAGCTTCCATGTGTTAAGTATTTTGCGTTTCTGTAATATTACAAGAACCATGACAAATAATCCACTGACAGTCCTTGTCAGTGCTTTGTGAATACCCGGTCACCGCCACAAAACAGTTACCGGGTATTCACAAAGCACTAATATAAGATGACCTTTAATGTATTGGTTAATAGTTAAATTCCATTTTTTTGATTTCAAAAGATGGGTCTTTTTGATTGACAAGATCTAAATCTCTATAATATTCTTTATCCAAATTATATGATATGGCATCATTACTTTGCACTTTACCTCTTTTATATGTTAAAACCAGTTGTTGAGACTTACTACGTTTAAAGAATCTACAAAGAGAGCAACCAATAAGCTCAAAATCTTCATCTATTACACTAGGTCTAATAGCAACATTTATACCCATTCCATCTTTTCCAAGTTTAGAACTAGGATACATTACACCGTCTATTTGAGGGAAAGAATCAAGTAATTTCTTTGTAAATTCTGCTGTGTATGAATAACATTCTTTCTCTTCATCTGGGTTTGTTGGCACAAATGCAAATTTTTGAGAAAGTTCTTTCAAAAGAATAATGTCATCATCATTGAGATTATATTCTTGAATTAAATGTTTCCACATTTCAAAATACCAAACAAAATCAACTGGTGGATTTTCATAACTATCAAAAATAGGAATGACAAAAAGATTTATATCACGCTTATTTCTCCAGGCAGAATAGGTTAAATCTCTAATTCCAATATAATTATCATCACTGACTCCTTTATGCGTTTCAAGTAAACAAGTTAATCGTGGTACACCGTCATCTTTCAGGCTTTCGGAAAAAATAGCTCCATAAAACATTGGCTCATTTTTGAAATTAGCCCTCATTAAACTAGTGTTTTTTGCAGGGGCATATGAGACTTCTGACTTGTGACGAAATAAATCATTCTCCTTATTATGCAGTCTTACTCTAATGACCTTACTCCCTTTCTTTAGGACTCTTATTAATAAAGGATTATTTACTATTCTATCAAAATCTTTCATACATACAACAAATTATCTATTGAACAGAAAAAGGGAGCCAGCCCACACGATTAGAAGCCAACTCCCCCACACGATTATGATGCAAATATAAGAATTTCCAACTAAATAAATCGCGCTATGACAAAAGAATTTTCATCAATCGTGGAGTTGAAATCAATACGTGAACAGAAATCAAGATTATCTGAACGTGAGCAGGAGTTATCCTCCCCTATTCTGACTGATTTTACTCTCATCCCGGAGATTTACGGTTGGTTCAGAGAGATACTTTCCGGAATGGATTGCCCGCCCAATCCTGAGAGCGTCACCCAGCGAAAGAAGTTCCTCTTTATCGTGTTGTTCTTGTTCGCCCCTAGTGTGCTTGCCGGCGGACGGCTGCCGAACGGTATCCGCGCAGAGATTTCCGGTGTGTTCCCAGATGTCTCCCCATGTGTAATATCGAACAATATCGCTGATGTTTCCTTTATCTATCAGCAGTATAAGGATTTCAGACAGGATATAGAGTATCTTTACAACCAAATTTTAGAAAGGTTGAAGGTCAAAGGACTAATCAAGTAGAAGTGGAATGATATTACTACCGCCAAGATGTAAAATACAATTTTTCGAGATAATTATATACAACTTTCAAGAAAAATTATATATCTTTGCTGGAGAAAAAATCTCTGCTGCAACAGAGATTTCTTCAAGTCCAGTGGTGGACATAATTTTTTTATTAATTAATGAATTGCAAATTTACAGAAAAACAAAAGAGGAAGCGTATAATTAGCGCAAAAGAATGTGAAATTGAACTAGGTTCAATTCTCACAAAACTGTTTGAAGCATACGGAGATGCAGTAAAACAGTATAATAAAGAGATAGTGCTAACTCCTCCAGAAGCTCGTATGAGAGGATTTGAAGCACACTTGTTGAATGTCAAAATAGTACAATCAATACAGAAGTATTTTAGTAGAGATTGGAAAACTGGAAAGTATGGCAGATTCATGCTTTATGTGAAGGGATATATAATTCTGTTCAAGAAATTGGATAAGAATGATATGCCGATGAACATACGTACAAAAATGACTGATTCGATAGAGAACCAATTGCAAGGGAGATTGTTTCAGGACGACGAGGACCCAACAGCTCCTATTTTGTTTTTTGGTTACAAAAAGAATCAATTTGGTGAATTAGTTGACCCAAAGCTGGTTTATATAGATGAAAACAAGGTTAAATGGGCTATAAACAAACCTGCTACAGAAGGTCTGAAACCGACAGTTGTTTTGAAACCGTCTGTTCCTGCAGCATCTGTATCACTGAAAGGTGCTAATAAAGCCAAAACAGCCGAGAATAAATAACATAAATTATTAACCCGTCTGCCACTGGATGTTTTTATAGTAATAATATTTAAGACCACAGTCTTAAATTGGAAATTAAACATACGATTATGAATTTCAATTATAAGCAGCTAACATTTGTCAGGGAATATCGTGGCTATTCACAAACAGAATTAGCATCAAAAATTCCGGGCTTATCGCAATCCAATTTGTCTAAATTTGAAAAAGGATTGGGAATATTATCTGCTGATGTTGTGAAACGGATTATTGACTTTTTGGGCTTTCCTGAAGAATTTTACAATGTAAAGATAGGTAATAATGTCGATAATGCCCACTATAGAAGAAGAAGCGGAATCAGTAAAAAGGATCGTTGTCACATCGATTACTCAAATAAAATTATTGGATATTTAGTAGATGAAATGTCTGATTCTATTGAATTTCCTGAAATGAATCTAAGATTTATTGACCTTGAAGAAGGTTATACTCCTGAGTCTGCAGCGAAATTTACACGTAGATATATGGGAATTCCGGATTCAGAACCGGTAAAGGACATCTGTACTTTATTGGAAAAATATGGCGTTATTATAGTAGAAAAAGACTATGACGAAGATATTTTTGATGGAGTGTCATTCACAACTGATAAAGGAGCATTTGTATTAGTATTAAATAAGAATTTTAGCAATGACCATAAAAGATTGACAATAGCACATGAATTAGGACATATTATCATGCATTTGTCTCCTAACTATCCAATTCCAGATTATAGAGACAAAGAGAATGAGGCTTTTAGATTTGCTGCAGAATTTTTAATGCCTTCCGAGTCTATCAAGCCGTCTCTTAGAAATTTACGTTTGAACTATTTGGCTCCATTGAAAGAATATTGGCTTACATCAATGGCTTCAATTATTAGAAGGGCCAAAGAATTAGCATGTATAGATGAAAATAAATATAAGTATTTTTATATAGAACTTAGCAGAAGAGGTTATACTAAGCATGAACCTATAAATGTGGAGATAGATGAGCCATCTGTTTTCTATGAGGCCTATTCTTTATTTAAAACAGAACTTGGATATACAATGAATGATTTGTCTAAAGCTTTTAAACTTCCTATTGATATAATTCAAGATTTCTGTGAAAAGGATAAAAAAATGTTTCGATTAAAAATTGTAAGATAATAGAAAAGCCGGAACACTATGTTTCCGGCTTTATGTTTATTATAAATGAGCTTTTAGATTCTCTAATGATTTATTTAATAGTGATATAACTTCTACTAATTTATCTGAACTCAAAAATTCTTGAGAGCGATTTGTATAACTACGAGTTTGAATATATATACGCCAATCTCTTTCTTTTTTAGTTGTTCTAACATAAGCTCCTAATCTTACACCATCTTTAGTTTTATACTCACATTCAGTATAAATTTCAGGTAGTGAAGTAATCACATTGTCTTTTATGTATGTCAAAGATTTTATACAACCTTCAAGCTCATCAAAATCAAGGGTTCCTATATAAGTATCAGTTCCTAAAGAAGATGAATAATAATATGTTTCAAGACGTAAAGCTCCTGTTTTTTCTCCTGTTGACATGTCAGTTATAATAATATTCTGGAATGTTACACCTCCTACTTTCCCTATGTCGTAAAAGTCTTTGCGCAAAAGGACACCATCTTTTTGCAGTAATTGAACCGTTTCGCTTTTGGATGATTCTTCTTGTTTGTTAGTTTGTGCATTGGCTGTAATTGCTAAAAATACAACAGCCATCATAAATAAAACTTTTTTCATAATGCTATATTCTTTTGTTTGTTAAACATTCAACTCTGATAGCTTTCTTAAATCCTCAAACGAATGAACTTCATAAAGAGTTCCTTTTACTTTAACGTAGCCATTTACTTCGCTTTCAGGTGTGTTTCTCACAAATAGTTCCGCAATATCCACTTCTAAGGCATTGGCAATACGTTCCAAAGATTGTAATTGCGGATAATCACCTCTTAATGTCTTATTAAGACTAATATCAGATATACCCATCTTGTCAGCCAAATCTTTTTGAGTAAAACCTTTAGACTGGCAAAGTTCTTTTATTCTTGTTCTAAAATCCATAATACTATATAGTTTTATTGCACAAATATAAGTCTTTATACTAAGTAATACAATGAAAGTCCTAAAATAAATCTATGTAGTTTTACTGTTAACATAGTTTAAGTATGTAAATATTGCATAATTAAACTAAATAGTTTTACTTTGTGGCATGAAATAAAACGATGTAGTATAATTTCCCAAACTAATACATACGATTATGAAGACTATTAGCAGTGAGTACATCAAAGAAATTAAAGAACAAATCAAAGTTATCAATGAAGCTCTAAAAAGAATACAAGAAGCTGAAAAGGTTCAGGATTCAGCGGTAAATAATAGAGAATATAACAAGGCAAAGAATGAAGCTATTGACGCAAGCTCAGACGTAATGATAGCTTTAGAAGAAGCGGTAAGACTTGCATCAGCAATGGGTTGTGAAACTGGTCTATATGAGATACACAAATATCACAAGATTGTAGAACTTGATTTCAGAGAGTCACACAAATAAGTTTAACCGGCAGCCTTTTGGGGGTTGCCACAACATAAGAAAATTATGAGAACAACAAGCTACATGAAAAGCCATAAGGCAAATGAGTTTTACGTGAAGAAGTCAAGAGGCTATTATATGGTCATAGATGGCTATGATATGAGTATGGCTTCTTTAGAAACTACCGAAGAAGCAGCTAATAAAACGGCTAAAGAACTTAATGAAATGAGAGCTAAAAGATTGAATATAGCATAAGTTTAACCAGCAGGGCTTATGCCCTGCATAATCCCCTACACGATTATGAATACATATTACAAATTTTGCCCAAACGTATTTCTTGCTAAATGCGATGCTAAGCATGAAAAAGGTGAAACCATTCTTGTAACCACAAAATACGGCAAAGAGAATGAAAGCATAGTGTTTAATCTGATATTTGAACGTGACGGATTCTTCTATTACTCGATAGTACGCGCTGATGGCTTTAACGTTCAAGAATGGGCAAAGCGAAAGGCAGAACGCCGGCTGGATTGGGCTGCCACTGCAGAACGAAAGAGTGAAGAATACTTCAAAGCGTCAAATAAAGACAGCGATTTTCTCTCGTTGGGTGAACCTATTAAAATCGGCCATCATAGCGAAAGACGACACAGAAAAGCCATTGAAGATGCCTGGCATAATATGGGAAAGAGTGTAGAGTTTGACGAGAAAGCCAGAGAGCATGAAAGAATAGCTCAGTATTGGGCAAATAAAGCTGATACTATAAACCTTTCAATGCCTGAAAGCGTGGACTATTATGAGCATAAGTTAGCAGCAGCTAAAGAGTATCATGAGGGGCTGAAATCCGGCAAATATCCACGTGAGCACTCATACTCTTTGACTTATGCGAAAAAGGCCGTCAATGAAGCTCAAAAGAATTTCGACTTGGCAAAGAAACTTTGGTTATAAACCCGGTAGCCTTCGGGCTACCACTATTTAAGATGGTTATGAAAGAGAAAGAAATCCTGCAAGAAATAATCGAGTGGCTGGGTAATGATACTAGTTACCTGTCTACAAGAACAGACTATGCCAAAGGGTATAAATCCGGTATAGAATGTGCAAAAGAAATTGTTGAAAGCATCATCAATAAACACGAGCCTGATTTATTAGCAAACAATTAGCAAATTGTTTCGTATGTACTAGCAATTTATTCTGTTTTGAGGTAAGTATATACTATTTTTGAATAGTAAAATATTAAGAATCAAATGAAAACAATCAAATATAATGGCCAAGAAGTAGAAGCCTACTCGCTGATAATGACGAAGGCTAATGCTTTGGATATTCTCAATGGCAAGAAAGTTATAGAAACTCGTAAGCTAAGTTCTAAATACGAAAAGATGTTTACAAATTTCAAGCAACTTGAAGAAAACGAGAGATTGAGAAAAGAAGGACGTGAAAATGAGTGCCAGCCTATTCTGCGTACTGATATAGAAACAATTCATTTTTATAGCACAGGTGCCCCATGGTTTCTTGATGTGGCGATAGATGAAATCGGTATTGGCGAGGTTACTGAAGAAGGTATAAAGTTCATGCAAGAAGAATTTGGCTTTCATGAGTTTGATGAGCAGTTAGAAGAGTTCAAGAAGAATCCACCCGAAGAAACGCCGTTATTCTACTACTTGCATATTTGTGAAATAATCAATCATGATGGATTGAAATAAAAAAAGGTCAAGCCGCTTTATGCGGCTTTGTCTGCATATAGGTAAAAGATTGTGTAACTTAAAAAAAGTGATTATGGCAGAAGTTTATGCAACAGCTTCAGACGGTAGAACGTACCGAACAAGAGCTGATTATGAAGCTGGACGTTTTCAATCAATGGGCACAAACGCTGCTCAGAGAGCGAGAATCAACAGAGCAGTTGGCGGTAGAGTTGTTTAATCATGAAGAAGGCTATAAGCATAATTAAACAAGTCTCAGAGCTGACAGATAGGGTTATATTGTTTCACTCAGCATCGGGTAAGGACAGTATAGCCCTTTTAGATCTTATACACCCCTATTTCAAAGAGATAGTATGTGTTTACATGTATGTAGTCAAGGACTTGCAGCATATTAACAGATACATCAACTACACCTGCAAGAAATATGGTAATGTGAAGTTCATACAAGTGCCTCACTTTGCGGTATATTCATATCGTAAGAGTGGTTACATGGGTTGTATAAAGAACGAAAAGCAGAGGCAGTACAGTATGGCGCAGCTTACAGAGATAGTCAGAGAAAAATATCATATAGACTGGGCATTTTTCGGGTTCAAACAATCCGACTCAATGAACAGACGGTTGATGCTAAGGACGTACAAAGATGAAGCTATCAATGAAGCGCAAAAGAAATGTTATCCCCTATCAGCTTACAAGAATGTTGATATTCTGAACTATATCGAAAAGAAAAGTCTTATAAAGCCGGAGAAATACGGTAACAGCCAGTCGGCAGGAACGAATATAAGCGATATGAACTATCTTTTGTGGCTCAGAAGTAATTTCCCGGCAGACTTGAAAAAGATTATAGAGGAATACCCTATGGTAGAACGATTGTTGTTTGAGCATGATTATGAAGGAACTGAAACAAAGTGAGACAAGAATAATAAAACGTTCGCAGATAAATCTGAATCCGATAAACCCTAAGAGGCATTCGGATGAACGTATTAGACTGCAAAAGAAAAACCTGCAAAAAGTCGGTTTTCTTGGTGGTATTGTATGGAATGAATTAAGCGGAAACCTAATAGATGGGCACAGGCGTATCAAGGCTATGGATATGTATTACAAATACGATGGTACTTCTGATACAGACTATAAGGTAAAAGTGGAGGTTGTGAACCTTGACGAAAAAAAAGAAAAGGAACAGCTTACTTATATGGCAGTAGGAAACACCAAGCCTGATTTAGATTTGCTCGCGAGTTATTTGCCTGATATAGACTATTCCGAAGTCGGGTTGAGTCCTGATGAGTTGAATGATATACTTGCGATAAGTGAAGTTGATGCCAATTCCTTATCAGAGTCATTAGATGACTTGTTATTGCCAACAGACTTCGATGGTATAAAAGATCCTATTCCTGAAGATGCTGCACTGCCATATGAAGAGAAGAAAGAACACATGAAAGCGGTAAAGCAACAAGTAAAAGAATCTGCATTTCAGCACAGGCAGGATGAAGATGCTTATATAATACTTTCATTTTCTTCTTTTGAGACAAAATCAGATTTTTGTGATTTGTTGGGTATCAGTACGGATGAAAAATTTGCCAAAGGAGAAGAGGTTTTGAAATTGATTGAGTAATCAAAATAAACAGATACGCGCGCATGGGAAAGAAGCCAGACATATCGAAATTCAGAGAGGTCCTTCATAAAACAGGTGGAAATCTCTCTAAAGTTGCTGCTGTATTCAATGTAACCCGAAAAACCGTGTATGATTGGGCCAGAGCAGACAGCCAGTTCAAAGATGCTATCACCGACGAAAGAGGTTCTCTGGTAGATGAATGCCTTGTATCTGCACGTGTACTTGCGCTTGGTATCCCTGAGAAAGATGAAAATGGGAACTTTATCGGATGGCGTGAACGTCCAGATGGGTATATGATTCGCTATTTACTTTCCACATTAGGAAGAAAAGAAGGTTTTGGAGACCGAGAAGACGAAGACGCAGATATTCCAAAGGATATTGACCACGGAATTTCTATTGACTCATGGATTAAAGACAAACTGAAATGATTGTACCCCAAGCGATATATCATCCGTTATATACCGATAGCGAGAAGTTTATCATTCTCATTACCGGTGGCCGTGGATCGGGAAAGTCTTTCAACGCTTCTACCTTCATTGAGCGTCTGACATTCGAAATGACTCCCACAGAGAAGATAGTCCACCAGATTCTTTATACCCGTTACACGATGGTATCTGCCGGGATGTCTATCATTCCAGAGATGATGGAAAAGATAGATTTGGATGGAACCACGAAGTATTTCAAGACCACCAAAACCGATATAGTAAACCGGATGACCGGCAGCCGTATCATGTTCCGTGGTATCAAGACTTCTTCCGGGAATCAGACTGCTAAACTAAAATCAATTCAGGGTATCACCACCTTTGTCTGCGATGAAGCGGAGGAATGGACCAGTGAGGAAGAGTTTGACAAGATTATGCTCTCCATCCGTAAGAAGGGAATCCAGAACCGGATAATCATTATCATGAATCCCTGTGACTCGAACCACTTCATCTACAAGAAATACATCGAGAATACCCACCGGCTGGTGGAGATTGACGGTGTCCAGGTACAGATTTCCACCCATCCGAATGTACTTCATATCCATACGACTTACTTCGACAATATAGAGAACCTTTCTCCTGAGTTCCTGAGAGAAGTCAAGGAAATGAAAGAGAAGAATCCGGAGAAGTACGCTCATGTGGTTATCGGTCGATGGGCAGACGTGGCTGAAGGTGCCGTGTTCAAGAAATGGGGTATTGTGGACGAGTTCCCCATGTGGTGCAAGAAGGTGGCTATCGGACAGGACTTTGGTTATACCAATGACCCATCGGCTTCTATTCGGTGCGGAATCATTGACAATGCGCTTTATCTGGATGAAGTGGATTATAGAACTGGATTACTTTCTGGGGATATTATAAAGACGCTACGCCCGTGGAATTTGAGAGTGATTGCCGACAGTGCGGACCCGCGACTCATCCAGGAGATTCATAACGGAGGGATTAAAATATACGCGGTAGAGAAAGGGCAAGGTTCTGTCAATGCCGGTATTGACAAGATGCAGGGAATGGAAATATTCATTACCAAGCGTTCTTATAACCTGCAAAGGGAGTTCAGAAATTATGTCTGGGCAAAAGATAAGGATGGAAACTACATCAACGAGCCGGAAGACCACGATAATCATGGCATAGATGCTGCACGCTACTATGTGCTGGGAGAACTTCTCGGTAGAATTATGAAACCCAAAGACGTTTCAGGAATATTTGGACATTAAACTTTGAGATATGACTATAGAAGAAATTTTAGCTATGCCGGAAGTAGAGAGAAAAATCTACTATCTGAAAAAAGGACGAAAGACCGAGCAACCAAACGCTCACGCTCTTTACAACGACTGGAATCCGAACAAGCACGAGATAGTGATAGATGAAGAGAAATACCCGAAAATCAAAATTACGACCCAGCCTGAGAAACGGATTACAGACCCTACAACCGGGAAAGAATATGTTGAGCCGGCGGTAAGGAAAGAAGTTGACCCGAACAGGATTGCTCTTCCTATCGAGCAGGACATCGTGAACATTCAGACTGCCTTCACCGTGGGAACAGAACCGGTCCTTGATTGCCAGCCGGACCAGTCGGAAGAAAGCCTTCTTTCCACATTGAAGCAGGTGTTCAAGAAAAACAAGTTGAAATACCAGAACAAGAAAGTAGTCCGGGCATGGCTGGCCGAGCAGGAAGTGGCCGAATACTGGTATGTGGTGAAGGATGACGGCTTCTGGGCAAAACTCAAACGAAAGATTTCAGGAATTTTCGGTAAATCTAAGCCTGAGTACCGCCTGAAGAGTGCCATCTGGTCCCCGTTCCGTGGCGACAAACTCTACCCTTTCTTCAATGACCAGGGGGATTTGGTAGCCCTATCCCGTGAATATAAGAAAAAAGACCTGAACGATGTAGAGATTACCTGTTTCATGACCATTACCAAGGATATGGTTTACCAGTGGGAGCTAACGAGCAGCTGGTCTGACAAAGGCTCATTTGCTCATGGATTCAAGAAGATGCCAGTGATTTATATGTACCGTCCGGAAGCATACTGTGAAAAGATAAAGAGCCTCCGTGTAAGACTGGAGAAACTTCTTTCAAACTATGCAGACTGTATCGACTACCACTTCTTCCCTATTCTCATGCTATTTGGTAACGTGGAGAACTTCTCCGGTGAGTTCAAAAACCGGGTGGTCGAGCTGACCGGCCAGGGAGCAAATGCCCAGTATCTTACCTGGTCACAGGTACCAGATACTGTCAAGTTCGAGGTGGAGACGCTGTTAAGTCAGATATACGGACTGACCAATACGCCCAGAATCTCTTTCGACTCCCTGAAGGGTACAGGAAACGCCGTTTCCGGTGTTACCTTCGATTATGTGTTCATGTCCACACACCTGAATGTGGAGAACCTGAATGAAACCGTCGGCGAGTTCATGCAACGACGGGTAAACTTTCTTGTCTCTGCGTTGGGTTCCGTGAATTCCACCCTAGAAGAAGCCTCCGAGACTATTGATGTGGATGTGCAGATGCAGCCATATAAACTGGAGGACATCAAAGACAAGATAGACACTGCTATCAAGGCTAAGGACGGCGAAATCTGGTCGCAGCAACGGGCTATCACCTTTGTGGGGAACGTGGATGCAGTTCTGGACGAGATTGAAGCCATCAAGGAAGAGCAGGCTGAGAAACAGAAGAACGACATTGAGAAACAGAAACAGCTTTCCTCTCTTAAAAGTTCCAGCAGCAAATCTGAAGAATAGAACAATTCAGTCAGAATATTTACGGGGATAATACAAAACAGAATGATATAAATCTAAAATATTTACCAATTGAGTAGCGGTATCTTTCGAGGTATCGCTATTTTCTTTATCATAGTAAAAACATGAATACTCCTTTGTAATTATTCGTTATTTTACTATATTTGCATCGTAATTAAGTCTTAAACGCTATGAGCTACAAATCAGTTAAAGACGTTGTAACGCTGCTTACTGAAAATGGCTTTTGGTTCGTGAGGCAGAAAGGCAGTCACATGGTTTACACTGATGGTAGCCATGTAGTGATTGTCCCCGACCACGGCAAGAAAGGCGTTGAGAAAGGCACTTATTACAACATTCTGAGGCAAGCGGGGCTAAAATAGCCCCCGCCTCTTTTGTTTAACGATAAAAAGGAGGTCAGTATGAAAACCGTAGAAGTGATTGTAGAACATGCTGGAAATAATCTTAGTGCTTACATTGAAGGTGCTCCGGTGATAACGGTTGGCAACGATGTGAAGGAAATCGAGAAGAACATGAAGGAAGCTGTTGAACTATACCTGGAGTCATGCAAGGAGATGAACATCGCTCCAGTGGAAATTTTGCAGGGAGAGTTCACATTGAAGTTCAAGATAGATGCTGCTACCTTCATCAACTATTATAGCAGTATCTTTACCAAGGCCGCTCTAAGCCGGATAACCGGAATCAATGAACGCCAGTTGTGGCATTATGCGGCTGGAGTACACAAACCACGTAAACAGCAGTTGGAGAAGATTCAGAAAGGTATTAATGCTCTGACAGAGGAACTGGCAGCTATAAATTTGTTATGATTATTAATTAAATATAATGGAGGATAGTACAATGAAAGCAAAAGATGTAAATCCAAGTAATTTTAAGGTTGAGAATGTTGTATTTGAAAATGATGATTTTTCTATAGCGATAGGTATTTGGGAAAATGGGGAAAGAAGAATGGCAATGAGATGGAATGGCTATGGAGATGATCCCGGATACCCAAAATTATTTAAAAATCCAGTCTGGTTCATGGTTGATGACTCTTTAATTTTACCTTTCCTGAATGCTTTGAGGAACGTAAAAGATTCTGACAAAAAAGAAATAGAAGCAGCTATATTGAAATTTTAAAAGTATAATTGAATGATGTTCCAGCGTGATTACCCTAGTAGTCACGCTTTCTTTTTGTCTAAAAACGAACATTCCCCTAATTGTTTCGTATCGTTAGCCTTAAAATTTCCCCTTCCCTTTCTCTATAAGTAAATTTACCGTATGAAATTATTAATCAAACTCATACGGTATGACAATCTTTGAACAAATCTTGGCAGGACTGCAACAGAAATTCGCTGGGGTGGACACTGCCACACTCACCCGTATCGCCACAAAGAAGGCAGAGGGTGTAACGGACGAAACGAAGGTGACCTCCATCGTTGAGGGTATCTCATTTCAGGACGTGATGCAAAACTATGGTGATTTCCGTGCAGGACAGGCGCAGACTTCCGCTGTTTCAAACTACGAGAAGAAGCATGGACTGAAAGACGGGAAACCAATCGAGAATCCGAAACCAGAACCACCGAAACCAAACGACCCTCCAAATCCGCAGGAGACAGACATCGCAAAGATGATTGCTGACGGCATCGCAGCCGGTATCAAGCCTTTTGCCGACAAGCTTGCCAAAATGGAGGAAAATGAAGCGCAGGCGCAGCGCAATTCTCAGATTTCAGCAGTGGCGAAGAAGTATGGTATTCCCGAATTTATGCTGAAAGACCGCAATATTCCTGAAAACACGGACTTGGACACTTACTTCAAGGACATGAAGCAGGATATGTCTAACAACGGTTTTCAGTTCTCCAAAGCTCCTGAAACTGCCGAACAGAAGCAGGAGAAGGAAGCGAGCGAGTTCGCCAAAATGATTGAGGCGGACACAAAATCTATTGTCGAACAACAAAACAAGTAATTTATGTCAGCAGGATTTAAGTACAACATTGAGCCTGAACCGTCCATCGAGGAACGCTATGACATTTCTACCGGTGTAAGACGTAGAGGCCCTTACAAGCTGGATACGACCAACCTTGTCACTGGTTCGTTCCTTCCATCCTTCACTCCGATTGCCGCTGATTTGGTAAAGAAAACCGCTCAGGTGGCTATCCGTGTAGAAGTCTATGAAAAGTTTACCACCGGTTCCAATACCACTTTGAAGATCAAGAAAAACTCTTTGGCTTATGTGGGTATGCATCTGGGTAATGGTTCTCATGGAGCTACCATCAACAGTATTGACAAATCAGACAAAGCTTTCGATAAGTTGACACTGGCTGCCGACTTTGGCGAAACAGTGGAAGTTGGTACTGTACTCTATGAAGCTACAGCTGTAAGCGGTACTACTCCAAAGGTAGTTGCTAACTCAGCTTTGTACGGAAGAGTACAAGTAGAAGAAGGCGTTGTATTAGTTGCTCTTTTGATGCGAGCATTTGAAATTGAGCCTACCAAATTGGCTATGCCTTTCTCTGACATTGATAAGGCCAACATGCCGCATTTCCAGTTCAACGCTCCTGACGTTACTCAAAGTGGAAAGGCTGTAGTTGCCAAAGCGTCTTCCAGTCAAGATGGCTTGATGAGTAAAGAAGACAAAGCTAAATTGGATGGTATCGCATCCCAAGCCAACAAATTCACTTTGTCTGCAGCAACATCTTCTGCTCTCGGAGGTGTAAAGCAAGGTGTTAAAGTAGATGATGCTACTGGGCAGGAAGATGCACATACAAAATTGAATGCCCTTCTGGCATCTTTGAGAACAGCAGGTGTAATTGCAAGCAAATAAAGAAAGGAGGTAAAACATGATGCTAACTATTCATACTCTGTTTAATGACCCCAATATCGTAAACGCCGTTATCCAGCGCGTCCTTCAGACTCGTAAGGATACAATCTACTGGCAGCAGTATCTTGATTTCCGTAGAACGACTACCCGTGTATTCAAGGACTACATCGGTCAGGTTACTGGAGTGATGGCCGGTTCTATTAACTCACGATACGGCGAGAAGCCTATCCGTGAACGCCGGAATATCGGTTCAGGATATGGTGAAATCGCTTATCTTGGCGATGCTTACCAGATTTCCATTGACCGCCTGTCCGAACTTCAGGACTTGATTGACAAGTTTAACACAGCTAAACCTGCTGACCAGGTAGCAGCCATGCAGGAAATCGTGAATTTCATCTATGACGATTACCGCCAGGTACTTTTGGCAGCTCACAAGCGCATGGATATTATCGTAGGTTCACTTCTGATGACCGGAGAAGCAACAGTCAAGAACAAGGACGACAATGCCGGAGGCGTTGACCTTCTCAACATTGAATTGCCGTTCAAGTTCATCAAGCCTGATACTGGTGCGAAGACGAACTTCATCACCTATTTGCAGCAGCAGATTAATGCACTGAAAGCTGATTATGGAAACTTCCAGAAGATGATTATGTCACGAGGAACTTTCGTGAAGAATATCATCGGGTCGGCTGAGTTTGGTGACAAGTTCAAGATGCAGCTTACAGGAAATGAGATGTATCTTTCAACTGGTTTGATTACATCTCAACTGGCTTCCCAAGTATTCACTGGCATCGGGCTTCCGGCCATTGAAATCAAGGAAGATTACGTGAAAGACCAGACCGGGAAGAACGTGCAGATTTATGCAGACGACCGTATCACCTTGCTTCCGCAGGATAAGGTCGGTTATATGCGTTTCCACACTCCGTACGAAGCAGTGGACGGCGTACCGGGACGTAACTACACCCAGGCAGACGGTGATATGCTTATTTCCGGTTACAAGGACAAGAACGGTCGTTATTTGGAATACACTGCAGAGTGGATTCCTCAGATTACGAACCCGAATCTGATTGTGAACTTTGATTTGTCAACCATGAACACATGACAGTAAACGACTACATATCACAGAAGTTTCAGACCTTCGGCATCAACTTGTCGGAGGCTGACCTTTTGGAGATAAGTTTGTCTTCAGAAGTAAGCGGAGAGGATGAGGTGGGCCCGTCAAACATCGGACTTGTTTCGGTGTCTATGGCGAAGTTTATCCCCTCTCTTCTACTTCGTGCTACTTCCATCAGCGAGAACGGTTTCTCTATGTCCTGGGACACCAAAGGCTTGAAGGAATACTACTCATTCTTGTGCAAGAAGTATGGTCTTGAAGACACGCTGTCAGATAAACCTAAAGTCAGATTCCTATGATATTTGCCCCACATACATTACAGGTTAAGGTCTTTACTCCGATGGAAACAGACGAGTTCGGCCGGCCCATTCCCGGAACCGGTGGAGAAAGCTGGCAGGACGTATGTAAGTGCCGGTGCGACGATAACTCAACCAAGGAGTTTACTTCGGAGAATGGCAAGGTATACCGACCGAACTATCACGTAGTCTGTGAGAAGAAAACCTCACTGAAGGCTGGTGATGAGGTCAGATGTATGGACGGTAAGAATATCCGTGGAATTGGCAAGGTTTACATGGTGAAGAATACAAACTATTTTGGTTACTCAGAGATATGGCTGTAAAATTTGATTTTTCGGACGTGGATAGCTTTTTCGAGCAAGGCTATGCCGAGGTGAAAGCTGTAGAAGAGAGGGTCGGAAAGGAATCTGTCGATTATGCTATAAAGAACGGTAGTTATCAGAACCGGACCGGAACGCTCCGTAAGTCAAACAAGTATTCAGTTGAGGATGATGGACTGGTGATAAGAAACGATGCTGAGTATGCCTCACACGTGGAATCCAAAGGTTACGAAGTTTCAACTGGTGCAGCCTTATTTGCTGAGAGACGATTAAAGGAGGAAATCAAATGAAACGAATATTAAAGTATGAACTGATGGTCGCAGACCACTCAAAATTATGTCTGCCTATCGGAGCAAGAATATTATCTATTCAAGCACAACGGAATGCAATTTGCTTGTGGGCAGTAGTAGATGAATGTCAAAAAGAATTGTGTTTAGTGGATATTTTTATGTATGCAACAGGACAAAATATATCTGATAAAGATTTGTCAGACAAAAGATTTGCAGGTACTGTTCAACTTGGAGAACTGGTTTTTCATGTATTCCTTCAGTATGATAATAATATTCAATATCTTATTGTATGATAGTAACTACTGACATAGCGAACATTCTCTACCGTGACTGCAAGTCTTTCGGGATTGATATCGTTCCCCATGGCAAGAAGCTGACAGGGGCGATAAAGTCCGAAAGGATTGTCATTCACGCCAAGAAGCAACAGCCGGGCACATACTGGAAGAAATCTTTCGTCGAGGTGAACATTTGTGTTCCCGATTTGAAGGAAGGCGAAGCCAATACCATCCGGCTGAACGAACTGGAGAAGCAGGCACAGGGATTGTTTGACGGTGTTACCGGTCGCTATGACGGTACAACCTATCATTATTCTATCGAATCAATTGGAACGGAGGAGGACACTGCTTTAAAGTGTCACTATGTGAATGTAAGAATTTTGTTTGAAGTTTTAAATGTGAAATAATATGGCAGAAGCAAAGAAAGTCACAGCCGCGAATATCAAGAAGCTTTGGTATGGCGAAACAAGCGAGATTACCGCAGATTTGACAGGACAAGCCTTGCATACTCTTTTACAGGGTGAAGCATTGAAAGAAATCAAGAATATCCATCAGGATACGTGGACACTCGAAGAGGCAGAAGCAAGCCGAACGAACTATAAGAACCAGCTTACCGGCCAGACCTATCGAAGTGAAAAGGAAATGGGTGACGTGACCGTCAACTTTACCATTGGCGAGTACGACTATCCTACTAAAAAAGACCTTATGGGTGGCGATGTCATCAACACCGACAAAGGTTGGAAGCGTGCAAGAGGTAAGGTAAACATTGAGAAGTTACTTGTCGCTTTGACTGACGATGACCAGTATTGTGTGATTCCCCGTGCTGACATCGGTGCACGTGAAGCCACAACAGACAAGGCTGTCGGTATTCCTGTAAGTGCGGTGGAACTGGAACCACAAAATGCAGAAGTTGCACCGGAATACTGGTTTGACTCATCTGAAGTAAAAGCAGGTGCTTAATGCCTATCCAATAGGTAGAGATTGAATTCCATAACAGGGGTGGGCTTTATGGCTTCACCCCTTAATTTTTATCTTTTATCAGAATGAATCAAGGAGCAAAAATAGTAACTGAATCCATTATCGGAAGTGATTTCAGAACGGTGTTTGTCGCTGGGAAAGCCTACACGGTCTACCCTCCTACTATCCACAAGCTGGCCGGGGCAATCTCCCATTTGTCAGGCGTACAAGAAGCAGACAATTTGAAAGAAGTGCTTCTCTCCCTTGGAGAAAGCGAGGCTTACAGCAAGGCTCTCTCCTGGCTGATAGCTGGTGACGAAAACTTGAGCGAAGAACTGGCAAAAGGAACATACGAAGAGAATGTGGACGCATTGGATGAAGCACTCTCTATGATTGACTCAAAGGTTTTTCTCAAAGCTGTCAGCTTGGCGAGGAACGTAAGCCTGCTGGCAGCGAAACCGAGGTTGTAGGGAATGATACTCTATTGGGACAGATAGCGTCGTTCATGGAAAATCTGCATCTGTCATACCGGGAAGTGGTCTATGAGATACCATACAGGAATTTAGTATTAATGCAGCGTGACAAGCTCCATACAGTTACCGGTACCAAGGTTACAAAGGTGAAGGGTAAGGACATGGCTTCACGCAGAAGAAGAAACAAGAAATAGATATGGCTACAATAGAATGTTAAAAGTAACAGAAACGTTACTTTTAACGTTACAAAATTTGCTTAATAGTAACGAAAATGTTACCTTTGCATTGTCAATTAAAAGTTCTTTGATTTATGAAGTTTTCAGAGTTTTACAAATTGATTGAGTCAGCAGGCTGGACAATCGAAAAGGGAAAGAAACATCACAAGTATGTTCATCCCGACTTTGACTACTTTATCCCTGTAGGCAGACATCCAGCCAAAGAGATACCTAAAGGTACTCTTGACAGCATGATGAAAAAGGCGGGGTTAAAGAAGTAAAAGAACAGCACCCACTTCGGTGGGTGCATTTAATTGACAAAACTTAAAATACACGATTATGAGGAAGATTCAGGCTATTATTGAAAAAGCAGATGATGGAGGAATCTCTATCTATTCTGAAGATGTAAACGGTGCGTATGGCTTTGGGCTTACAGAACAGGAAGCGAAAGAGGACTTTATTTCTGTTTTAGAGGAACAAGCGGAATATTACAAAGAAAAACATGGTGAATTTCCAAGTTGGTATAAAGCTGGCTATTCTGTGGAGTATGTGTATGACTTAAGTGGATTTTTTGAGGCATTTCCGTTCATTAATGCCAGTAAGTTCGCAAAGGAAATAGGTCTAAATGAATCTGTAATGCGAAAATACAAAGGCAAGATTGTGACGGCTTCCGAGAAACAGAAAGCATATATACAATCCAAATACAATGAAATACTTAAAAGAATGGAACTTGTCAAGTTTTGATATTCCAGCCGTGAGGCTTTGATATAAATTAAAGAACAAATTGACAATTTGAGGATGTGTCAAAATGATGCATCCTCTTTTTCGTTATAGAACCATCGGTTTCTC